ATTTTTATTTGGTGATGGTGTATTTAGAAATTTACCTGCTCAAACTGATCCCTCTTTCGATCCTTCCACATTAAGATTAAATAATATTTTAAATGAAGCTGATATTTCTGCTAATAATTTTAAAATTACTAATGTCGCTCAAGGTACTACTAATACTGATGCTGTTAATCTTTTACAAGCTCAAACTTTAATTAATAATGCTAAATTTGATCCTACTACTTTACGTTTAAATAATATTACTTCTAATGCTGATGTTTCAGTAAATAATTATAAAGTCATTAATTTAGCAGATGGTGTTGTTGATTCTGATGCTATATCATTTGGTCAAGCTAAAACTATGATTCAAAATTTAAATAATTATATTAATAATGGTGTTATTAATATTAATAAATTAAATTTAACTGGTAATGGTAATCAATTTTTAGCTGATGATGGTACTTTTAAAACTTATGCTTCACCTGATTATGTACCACCTTTAGTTGCAGTAAATGGTGTATATACTTATTCAGGTACAGCAGTAAATCATTTAGATGATATTAATTTTAATTATTTTGCAAATGTCACATCAAAATCACCATTTAGATTAAATTATAATTTAAATGTTAATGGTGTCAGTACTTTAATGAAAGTTTCTTGTGTTAAAGATTTTGTTTTAAATAAAATCTCACAATCATGTTTCTCATTAAATGGTAATAATTTAACATTAGGTACTGTTGCTAGTTTCTATCCAAATGATAATGGTACTACTGTATATACTAATACTGATTCTTCTGGTTTATTAGCTGATGGTTCTTGTTATTTTGATACTTCATCTACTGCTAATAATTTAGATGCTGCTACTGTTGTTAAATTATCAGTAAGTGGTGGTGCATTAACTTCAACTACTGGTGCTCCAGGTGGTTATTTAACTTCATTTAATAATGCTTCAACTAATGTAGCTTCTTCTTTTGTAGCTTTATCTGGTACAGGTTATAATGTATTTTTTGATACAACAAGATTTTATGTAGGTAATGCTACTAATCAATTTGCAGTACAAACATGGAATACTTCATTAACTAATTATTTATCGGATGTAACAGGATTTAGAAATACAATGATAACAATAAGTGATGGTATAAATTCATTTATTTTAACTAAAAATGGTTCTGAAAAAGCTTATTATATTAAAATTAATTTAAATAATGGTACTTTATTATCTACTACTGAATATGATTTAGTTTATCCATTTATATTATCATCTAGTGGTGGTTATTATGATCAAACTGCTGTTGATGGTAGAGGTATTATGTTACATACTGTTGATGGTTCTATATCATATTTAACATCAGGAGCAGCACCATATTTTAGATATGGAGGATCAAATACAATATTTAGACATTTACAAGCATTAGATAATGATTCAAAAACAATAACATTATCTGGTTCAATTTCATTTACAGCTTTAACTAATGGTACTGCTGGACCTGATATTTTTGGTGCTATTAATTCTAATAATCAAGTTTATTTTATTGATAAAGGTCATGATGGTTCATCAGCATTATCATCATCAAATCCAAGAAATTTATTAAATTATGCATCAACAAATATATATTTATTAAAATAAATGAGAAATAATAAATTTATATAATATAATAATAATATTAGAATACTATTATTATTATAGAATGAGTTTAACAATAAATGATTTATATACTAATCTAATAAATCTAAATGATATAATAATAAATATACAAAATAATTTACCCATATTAGAAAATTCAATAAATACTTTAATTCAAATTAATTATAATAACACTATTATACTTAATCAAATTTTATCTAATAATGATATACAAACTAATATATTAAATAATCTTCTATTAACTGATAATAATATCATTAATCGTTTATTATTATTAGAATCTAAATTTACTATTAATAATTTATATATAAATGATGAATCTATTTCAAAAAATAAAATATATGATCTAATAAATATTATACAAAATATAAATAATAAAATAACTCAAAATATAATAGAAATATCTTCTTTAACAACTATTATTAGTAATCATTATGATATTATTACTTTTTTTATTAATAATGAAAAACAAATAAATACACTTAATTATAATCAAATAAATACACAATTATCAATATTATTAGGTTCAAAATCTAGTGATAATAATACTTTCCAAAAACAAATTGATCAAATATCTAATAAAATTAATTCACAATTAAAATCTATTAATGATTTAAATATAACAAATTTAATAACATTAAATAATCTAATAAATTATCATATATTATCATTAAATACTCTTGATAATGATAATTATTTAAATAAAATACAAATTAATCAAAATATAACTAATAACACTTTACAAATATCTCAATTAAATCAATTATCTAATGATTATAATAATAATTTATCTAATTATAATATTTTAAATCAACAATACAATCAAGATTTATCTAATATTACAAATTCATTTATATTTCAATATAATGATTTTAATATATTTAAAAACTCTAATCAAACATCATATACTAATCTTAATAACAAAATAACAAATAATTATAATGATATAGATATAAAAATAAATGAATTAAATAGTTTATTAACAACGAATAATACAAATATAACAAATAATATAAATTCATTAACAACAAAGATTAATTATGATTTTAATTTATTGAAAACAAATTTGAATAATAATATAACAAAATTAAATCAAGATAATATAACTATACAAAATTTAATAAATGATAAAAGTGATTATTTTGATAATAAATTTAGTTCAATAGAAGCTCAAATAGCTATTAATATAGCAAATATAATATTTATAACAAATAAAATAATCAATTATAAAAGTAGATATCAAATAATAGAATTAAATATAAATACTTATATTAATATAATTAATGATTTAAATATACAATATAATAATCTATTAAATCAAAATAATACAAATAATACTGATTTAATAAATCTAAAAAATGATAATATAATAAATAAAAATGATATACAACAAATAACTAATGATATAATAGAAATTAATAGTAATAATCTTGTAATACAACAAATAAATACAAATATAATAAATAATACAAATGATATAACTAATATATTTATAAATATTATACCTAATTTAGATAATAGATTTATATTAAAAAATTCTATTTATTATCCTAATACAAATGCATCTATATTTTTATCTAGATTAGATAGTATTGCTAATTTATATATTGGTTCTAATACTAAAAATATTTATATTGGATCATCATATAATAATGATATTAAAACAATAAATATTGGTGGTAATAATGATTCTGTTATATTTAATGGTACATTTAATTTTAATAAAAATACTAATATTATTGTAACTAATAGACGTATAACTCTAAATACAGGATCAAATAATACTAACTCATCACCAGAAATACCATCATCAACTAATTGTGGTATAAGAATAAGAGATAATAATAATGATAATTCAGGATATATATTAACAAGTGATGATAGTAGTTATTATGTAATTAAAGCACCTAAATCTAATAATATATTCAAAATCAAATCTATTATTAATGATCCATTTGATATTATATATTATTCATATTTAAATACAAATATTGATAATTTCTCTATTAAAATATCATCTCAAAATAATATATTAAATCAAATAAATAATAATATTATTAAATTAAATCAAATGATATTACAACCAATATCATATTCTAAAATTAATTTTATTAATACACAAAATTCATTATATTTATTATATGGAGATGGTATTTATAGATCTTTTAATACTAATATTATTAATAATAAATCTTTATTATTCAATATGTTTATTATACCTAATGATATTAATTTAATATATCATGGAGATAATACATATAGTCATTATTCATCAATTAGAACTCATTTACGTTTAAATAATATACAATGTTCTAATAATATAAATATAAATAATAATAAAATAATAAAATTATCAAATGGTATAAATAATAATGATTTGATAAATTATAAACAATTAATAGATTTGATTAATAATTTTTTAAATAGTTCTATACCATTTATGAATACTATTCTTTCTAATAATCATATTAATTTATCTAATAATAAAATCATTAATCTATCTAATTCAATTAATAATACTGATATGATTAATAAAATTACTTATTTAACTATATTAAATCAAATTAATACATATATTATTAATAAATCATTAAATATCAATAAATTTAATATAATAACTAATGGTTCAGGTTTAAAATATTTATCTAATGATGGTACTTATAAATCATTAGACGATTCATTATATTTATTTAAACAGATTACATTTACTGATTGTGGTTCTATTGGTAGAATTGGACCTAATATTAATCAAATGAAAAATAATTATAAAAATCTTTATTGGACTCAATATAATGATTTTTTAACTATGAATAATAATGATGGTATACAAATATGGACTGTACCTAAAACTGGATCATATCAATTTGAAGTAGCTGGTCCTTGTGGATCATTTGCATATCCAAAATATTATGGTGGAAGAGGAAGAATAATAACAGGAATATTAAATTTAAATCAAAATGATAAAATAAAAATATTAATAGGTCAACAAGGTAGAATGACATTATGTAGATATGTTAATAAAATATTTTCATTAGGTGGTGGTAGCGGTGCTACATATGTTGTGGATAATGATAATAATTTATTATTTGTTGCAGGTAGTGGTGGATCAGCATTATTAAATGAAGCAGCAGGTATAAGATTAAATGGTATAGATGCACCAATATCTAATTTTGGTACAAATAATAATGGTGTGATAATTAATACAGTGGATAATAATATAATAACAAATAATATAATAGGATTAAAATCAGCAACATTTAATGAAGATAATAATAATGAGAATTTATATAATTTATCAAAATCATTTTTAAATGGAGGTAAAGGTAGTTATGGATTTAGTGGATTATTATATGAGATTCCAATACAATTTAGTTTAGTGAATACATATATTAATATACCAAGAATAGTATGGCAATCTTATTATAGTAGAAATATAATAACAATTAATAGTTTAAATATATATATTGGATTCAAAACATTTGATATAGAGAGTTTATCAGCAATTAAATTATATATATATAAATTAAATCAAATAAGTGAAATAATAATTGATTCATGTTCATTTGATAATAATATAATAACATTATATTTTAATGATTTAATAATTGAGACTGATATATGTTTTAAAATAGGTATATATACATTATTAGATATATGTTATTTTAATAGTATTCAATATCCTTATTTATTAACTAATACAACTAATTTATTATTATATAGTGATTTAATTATGTATAATTATTGTTATATTAATCTTTTATCTAATTCTATTACTTTAAATAATTTAACTCAATTAAATAAAACTATATGGTGTATATATTTTAATAATAGATCCAATATTAAATCTTCTATTATTTCATATAGTCCCGATGGTGGTTTTGGTGGAGGTAGTGGATCTATTATTTTTAATAATTTAAATAATATTTCATCTGGTAGTAGTGGTTATAAATCAGGAGCATCAGGAAATAGAGGAGGAAGTGGTGGATCATATTGGGATATAAATAAAGTAATATATGGTGGATATGGAACAAAAAATTTAAATATGAATGGATATGTAACAATAAAATATTATGGTGATAAAATATTATAATTAGATAATAAGAATAATATATATATTATTTTTTTAGATGATAATAAAAATAGATAAAATTATAATAATAATAATTATAATTTTATCTTATCTAAAATTATATAATTTATAAATGTCAGGAGAACCTAGTTTAACAGATATATTTACTCTAATAAATAATTTAACAGATAGTATTAATACTGTTGGTAATAATATAAATACTGTTCAATCTTCTATTAATACTTTAAATATCTATGATACTAATAATTATTCTAATATTAAATCTGTTACTGATTATAATAATTCACAACAAACTTCTTTAACTTCTTTAAATGATGAAAATATTAAACAATTAAATAGATTAGATGTATTAGAAGCAAAAATACCAATAAATAATTTAAGTGTTGTTGATAATACTATATCAAAAGATAAAATTAATGGATTAAATAATGATTTATTTAATATTAATAGTGATATATCTGCTAATAATGCTAATATTACTAATACACAAACAGATCATAATATTAAAAAAAATAATTTAAATACACAAATAAATAATCAAACAACATTAAGAACAAATAATTATAATAATGTTACTACACAATTAAATACTTTATTAATTTCTCAATCTGGTGATTCTAATTCTATTCAACAACAAGTTGATGGTTTAACTACTAATATTAATACTAATTTAAAAGGTAAAAATAATTTAATTGTATCAAATATAGGATCATTAACAACATTAGTTACAGCTCAAGGTAATCAAATAACATCTTTAGAAACAGATAATAATACAAATAAAACAAATATAACAAATAATACAAATAATATAGGAACAAATATTAATAATATTACAAGTTTAACAAATGTATATAATTCTACTATTAATGATTATGAAGCTTTAAATGTACAATTAACAGCAGATGTTGCAACTTTATCTAATAATTTAGTAGCACAAACTAATTCATATACTTCTAATTTTTTAACTGTTAATACTGCTTATCAAAATTTAAATACTAAAGTTACTAATGATAATTCTAAAATTGATACTAAAATTAATACTTTAACTACTACTGAAAATACTCTTAAAACTAATCTCAATACTGGTATTACTACTTTAAATAATAAAATAACTTCAGATACAACAACTCTAACAGGTAAATTAAATACAAATATATCTACTCAAACTACTAATTATAATACTATTCAATCCAATATTACTACATTAAGTAATACTACTAATACTAGATTTAATACATTACAAACTAATATTACTACTAATACTAATAATATAACATCTAATATTACTGAAATAAATTCATTAAAATCAAGATCAACAACAATGGAAAATAATATAATTACAATTAATTCTAATATTACTACTTTAGATTCTCAAAAAGATGTTGGACAAAATAATATTTCACAAAATATTATTGATATTAGTAGTTTAGAAGATGATAATGATATAAATAAAAATGAAATAACAATATCAACAGATGATATAACAAATATAAAATCATATAATACACAAAATACAACAAATTTAGGGACTATAACACAAAATGTTACAAATAATAGAACTGAAATTAATACATTGAATAATACAACTATACCAGGATTAGATAATAATTTTGTACAAAAATCTACTGATACTTGTGCTTTTATTAATGTTGTTAATATTAATTCTAATAATAATTTAAATATTGGTGCTAATACTAATAATATAACTATTGGATCATCAACTAATTTAGATGGTAAAACTATAGATATAGGAGGATCTGGTGATAATATAATAATTAGAGGTACAGCGGCATATTTACAACATACTAATACAGATATCAAAGATAAAACTATACAATTAAATAATAATATTAATGGAGATAATACAAGTAATGGATCAGGAGTAGAGATTAGAGAGAATAATAATAATTCAGGAGGTTATATTAAAGTTAATAGTGTTGGTAATGGATTTGATATTAAACCACCTAATTCTAATAAAATTTATAAAATGAAAGAAACATTATCTGAAAATGATGATTTAGTACATTATTTACATTATCAAATGAATTATATTGATGTATTAAGTGATGTTATTGATGCTAATGTTGTAAGTACAGATATTAATAGTGATATTACAGATTTAAATAGTGCTTTAATTGGACCAGTACCATTTAATAAAATAAATACATATCCATCAAATAATAATAATGTATTATTAGGTACAGGTTCATTTAATAAGATAAATAATAATACAATTAATTTCAATTCAATAAATACAGATAAATTTATTTTACCAAATGATAATACATTAATATTACATGGAGATGGTACATTTAAAAGATATTCATCTATTTTATCACATTTACGTTTAAATGCTATTAATACAGATAGTAATATTAATGCTAATAGTTATAAAATTACTAAATTAGCTAATGGTACAAATAATCAAGATTTATTAAATTATCAACAAATGACTAATTTATTAAATGAATTATCATATAATCCATCAAATTTAAGATTAAATACTATTAATACAGATGGTAATATTAATAGTAATAGTTATAAAATTACTAAATTAGCTAATGGTACAAATAATCAAGATTTATTAAATTATCAACAAATGACTAATTTATTAAATGAATTATCATATAATCCATCAAATTTAAGATTAAATACTATATCGACAAATAATCATATAAATTTATCAAATAATAAATTAAGAAATGTGGTGAATGCAATATTAGATAATAATTTAAGTAATATAGGTATATATAAAACAGTATTAGGTGCTATAGATACATATTTAACTAATCAATCATTAAATATACTAAAATTTTTATTTAATGGAGTTGGTAATAATTATTTATCTAATAATGGTACTTTTAAATCACCATATGGTACTAGTTTATTATATTTTTTTGATCAATTTATATTTACTAATGGTGGTTGTATTGGTAGATTTGGTCCTACTTTAAATCAATTAAGAAATGTTTATAAAAATTATTCTTGGACTCAAAATTCTAATTATTTATCTATGGATCCTAATAGACCTGGTGTTCAATTATGGACTGTTCCTATTACTGGATGTTATAGTTTTGAAATAGCAGGTCCAAGTGGTACAAAAGCAGGAAATATAGGAGGAGGTAAAGGTAGAGTTGTAACAGGTTTATTAAATTTAAAT